CAAGCTAGTGAGAAGGAAATCATCAAGAGATCCGAAGACTTTTCTAATGTTTTTGTCCGTATCGTTTCGCGTAAGCCCATTTAAACTAACCTTTTCGCCGTTGGGGTCGATCTTGAAGAAATCCAAATCGGTTTTTGCTTCAAGTGTCTCAACGCCCTTTAAGCGTTTAATATATTTCTTTGATTCGCGGCGAACATAATATTGTTCGTCGCCAATAGTAATTACTACCTCACCAGAGCCTTCGCCCTTATTTTGGTTAATAATATTCACATTTTTTCTTTCGTTCTTCGAAGTTGTATTGAATAGCGTGTATAACAAACTGTCAATAACACTAGATTTGCCAGAGTAGTTTTTGCCGAAGACGCCTACAGTACCTGCCAACCGATTGAAATCAATCCGATTGTCGTCGCCATAGTTGAACAGGTTGTCCCAGCGTAGCTCATTTATGCGCCACTTAATGTTTCTGGAGATCTCTTCGCTCTCCTCGGCCTTTTTCGTATATCCAGAATTAAGGTCGAGGACTTTCTTCATTAGTTCTTCTGTGACCTGATATTCTGATAAATACTCGCGAATCAACTCTTCTTGGATTGCGGGGTTTCTCATATCGTCTTGGTTAATGCTATCCGTGATCTCCTCGACGTTACCCCGTTCTCCCGCGGCCCTATTCAGGAAATTGATGGTATCGGGCTTAAAGCGTTGCTTCGCGACATCTACTGCCTTCCGCATTGCTTCAAGAGACAAATTATTATTGGAGACAAGCCGTAATCGCGAACCCTTCTTCACAGACAAGCCCTTGGGCATACGCCCAGTGGGGGTTAGATTTATTGTTATAAAGGGCTTGGGGTTTTCAATTACAATATGCTCACAAGTAAAGTCGTCTTTATTATGGATATTCCATAGTAAAAATCCCTTATCATTTGTCTCACCAAAGTTCTGTTGAACAGTGGAGCCCGGATACCGGACGCGTCCATGGTCATCAAGGATCTGATTCGTTTTATGAATGTCACCAAGAAGAACGTAGTCGTGCCCTTCAAAAATTTCAATTGGGTGGTCGCCGTGCGTCATTACCCAGCCCGTGTCGGTCTTCACACCTGACACAGATCCGTGGTAGAGGGCGATATTAATCCGCGTATCGCTTGACGGCTTAACCCAGTTCTCTTCATCAAATACAGAAAGAACATTAAAGGTAATCCCGCCTCTTGTATGCACCTCACCTGCGTCCTTTAATAGATGCAATTGCGGATGGTTTAGAGCGGTGACGATTGGCGTGATTGCATCTTGCCTATGTGCATTCTTCAGGTTACCATCATGGTTCCCGAGAATAATATAGGTTGGTGCAATGTCGGCAAGGTTCTTTAGGAACGATGTCGCCAAGTCAAAATATTCAGGAGAGAGTTGAGTTTTTGTATGTGCGAGATCTCCGCAGTGAACAATGTAGTCAACTTTCTCTTTTCTTAGTCTATCATAAATCTGATCGAAAACTGCTCGATACTCTTTATGATACTTATAATTGCGGATGTGCGTATCCGCTAGATGTGCTATCTTCAAAGTAACCCCTTACTTGAATATATAATATAACATACACTTGACCTGCTGTCAAGGATTATTTTTATTTCTCGCGCCGAGGCGCCGAATCAGCAGCATATTCATCCGAATGTATTGGAGGAGCATTTTCCTTTTTCTCTTCTAAATCTTTTTCATTAAGAATCTCTTCTAGCTCTTCACCAAACAACTCACCAGCCTCCTCATTTGTGAGGACAACTTCTAACTCTTCTTTGATGATCTGTTTAAGTTGGCCTTGGTTGATTTTCATTTTTTAGGGGCGACATTGAGCGGGTCGCTAGCAATAGTCTTAAGCCTATATTTATTACCGATCCTTTGAACGCCTTTGACACCCCAAATATATTCGGATGCAACTTCTCTGATAAGTTCTTTTAATTTTTCTTCTGTAAGTTTCATTGTTTACTCCCGTGGGTTTGCCTGTGCAATTAAGCCGGCTAAAATAGTTGATTCTCTCTCATCCAATTCAACGGTTGCCGAGAGACGCTTCTCTGGGCTGTGTAGAATCGAATAGAATAGGGCCTCCAAACTTGATATAACGGACTCGTCGCCTTCCGGTTCCATACCCGGGTTGGGCATCATATCTGGTGTTCTGCTCACTGCGGGGTCTCTGCCGGCAGAAAAGTCAACCGGGGAAAGAGTTTCCTTTTGCAGTTCCTCTTTGATAATTTCTTTAAGTCTTGAGACGGTCATTTTCATTTTTAATTTCCTCTGAGCTTTCTATACTCTAGATGATGCTTCACTGAAGATAAATAGTCTGAAGCTTTTGTAATCTTTGCTTGCACCCATGCGTCGAGTTCTTCTGAATCCTCGATCATGTTGTGTAGTTGTTGTGCGTAATGCGCTGCCTTGTAAAGCTGAGATTTGGCCATTGTGCCTTCACCATGGGATTGGTGAGGGTCTTCGTCTGTATATGCGGCGGGTGCTATACCCCCGGCGCAGCCCTCTTCTAGCGGGGAAGTGGCGTCAGCTATGGCATCTTTAACTGCTTTCTGCATATTGTCCTCAAGATTGTTGAGAGCATCAAGGGCTTTTTGGACGTTCTCGTCTTCGGCCGCGGCGGGGTTCATCATGACCATCGGCACAAGAGGATTTATTTTGGTCAAAACATCATTAAAAACCCCGATTTGTGCCTTAAGTTGTATGTTTTCTTGTTGCAACTGGGCTATTTCTTGTGGAAAAGTTGATCTCGGAACCTTCTCTTTCATTGGTTCTATTTCTCCCAACTCAACAAGAAGTGTTTCTTTTATCATCTCAAAAATCTCTTTCTCAGTAACCTTCATCCACATGCCTCCTCAAACCGCAAAAAGCCTTTGCAATAAATAGTCATCTTTCTTGATAAAAGACGCTTTCTCTTTGCGAGACCGGAAGTCTTCTTTGGACATGTCTCCAACATCCTCGGCGCCTGATGTATTGACTTCATAAACCTCTACCCCATATTTGAGTAATAGGCGAGCGATGCTTCGTGTCTTCTTGGATGCATCTTCATCCAAAGCCAGAAACACCCTGCCACTGTTTTTAACAATGGCTTGAAAAAGAGCAGAATTCTCGCGGAGTGTGGATCCAAGTAAGGGAATAGCATTGCCAGCCTTTATTGCGTCGAAGACGCCTTCTACTATAATTAGGTCTTCATCCCAATTTATATAAAGCTCATTGAAAATAATATCACGACTTGCAGGCGGGTTCTTATATCTCGGCCATGCATCGCCGTATGAGCGAGCAATAAAATAATTTGCGTAACCATTCTCATTAAATGACGGCACCACGACTCGGCCGGCATACTCTCCGTCGGAACAATACCCAATCTTCCACTTGAGAATATCGTCCTTGGTAATCCCCCGCTTAAATAAGTATCGTAAGGCCACCTGAGCGCTTCGTGAGGGCGTTCTGTTCGTCAGGCTAGCCAAGGACTCAGGTAAGACGACGCGCTGCTCAGAGGGCGTCTCAGGCTCTGCAAACAGGAAGTCGAAATCTGTGATCTCAACACGGTCATCATATTTGGACCACTCGTCACGATCTTGGCGTGTGCCGAACTTCCGGACAATATAGCCCAAATCTCGGCCGGACTTATCACAAATCCAGCACTTAAAGAAGCCCCTCTCTACATTTACGGAAAGTTTCTTTTTGTGGTGGTCGCAAAATGGACAATGAAAAAGGTGTTCTTGGCCGGATTGATAACCGTGTCCAAGAACACCTTTTAATATTTTTAGTTTTTCTGTGATCATGTATATAAGATAACACAATCACTGATGAATGTCAAGGAGAGAGATTCTTATTTCAAGAACCTTCTAAACGATTCCTTAATCATTTGGTCTGATTCATCCACTGGCTCGGTGGTATCAGCGATGGGCCGCTGCTCGGGTTCGGTTTCAATGGGCGGCGTTGGGGTGGCTTCAGTGGGCGGCGTTGGGGTGGCTTCAGTGGGCGCGTCGACAACAGCGGTTGGCGGATCGTCATTCAGCAGGCCTTGTCGGCGCATCTGCGCCACTGATAGGCCTTGGAAGGACTGCCCTTCCGTGGGTGGGAGGAGTATGCCTTTGTCGGAGAATTGCAGGCCGGACAGGTCGTATTCGGGGTATGCGGAGAAGTCGGAGGCGCGAGGATCCTCGGCGTTATATCCAAACTCCGCAGCGATCTGTTGTAGCCGCTCTCTTCCGCCGCGTTGACCCAACAGGCGCCCGGCTTGGCTGGGCGAGACGCCGGCTAACTCCAAACCTCTGGACAACGTTGCTTCTCCAAGTGGATACGTCTTTAGAAGCCGGCGGATGTCGTTGGGACGCAGCGCTTGTTTTTGAACCGGGGGTTCGATGGTGGTCTCGACTTCTGGCCACAAATCCCCAGTGAACGTAGAAGTGAGAGGCTCTCCAACATCAGCTTCGCCGGGGAGTTCAGCTTCCATAATCCCTGAAAGCTCCTCTTTAATAATTTGTTTAAGTTGATTTTTTGTGATGCGCATCTTATCGATACTCCTTGTTGTTTTTGTTATTACTTCTTGCGAGTTCTGCGAACTTTACGGCGGCGGCGGGATTCTTTGATCTCTGTGGCGACTTTGGCTTTGGTTTCATCACCGGGGGGAGCTAGCTTTACTTCTGGTCCGGGGTGGATGGTGGGAGTGTAAGCCGGTTGTTTGCGATCAAATGAAGCTTCAATGTCTGCGATAATAGCGGCGTTGGCGTCCCTCATTTCGATTTGGTCTTTAAGCTTCATATCGAGTGTATTCATTGGGCCTCGGCCGCGGAGGCCGCCGCGGACACTGTCAGCTTCATCTTCAGCAGCAACGCGTTTTGCTAGTTCATCGGTCAAACCTTTATTTTGGCTAAGGCCGTAGTCGCCGAGCAGCAAATCCGCCAACTCATCGTTGGTTAGGCCTGCTGCCGAAGTTGCCAATTGTTCCGGTGAGAGTTGTTCTCTCAGAACTCCGGAAAGCTCCTCTTTAATAATTTGTTTAAGTTGATTTTTCGTGATTTTCATTTTTGTTTTCCTTGTTTAAATGATGGCCGGCTTTTGCAACAATCAAAGAGTCTGCTCTATCATACGACTCGGGTCGAGGATTACCGAATTTTGTATACTCAACTTGGAATGCTTCCTCGTTCTCTAATAAGTAGTTTAAGACAACTGCTTTAGCCTTTTGTCCTCTAGGAATCTTAATTCCGCAAAGCTTCCTTGCAGACGTTGCCGCGATGTACTCTGGTTTAATTTTAAATAGATTGTAAACAAACCAAGACACAACCCCATTAAAGCGAGACAGCGTTGAAAGAGTCTTTGCAGAAGAAAAACCTGAACGGAACGATTGTAACGACTGTTCAATATATATCGCTGCAATCTTGTCTCCGTGTTGTGAATGTAATTTTTCCAACTCTTTTTCAACATGTTGTGCCTTTTCAAAAAAATCTTTATATTTTCTGGTGTCCCAAGCGACATTTAATACAACGTTCTCGCCATCTACAATTGTACAACCAGTAATGCTGGTTGATATATCTAATCCAATAATCATACTATCATTATAACATATTATACATCAAGCTTCAACTTAAAAGTATATTCTCTGTCTTGTGTCTTCTTTACGGGTGTTGCCAAAGATGCCACACCAATTAAGTTCTTATTCTCATCGTATATCCCAACCTTAGAGATGTATGTTGTTTTTTCAAAACTTCCAGTGGGATCAGCGTATGATGAGCTAACAACATTTTTGATCACCAAATCTTTTTCAATATACCGATAGGTGCCAGTCTCCGGGGTCAGGGATGCTGTCTGGTTGTACTCCAAATAAGTTAGATTATTGGAGTGGTTAAACTGACCCACGGGTGCGTGAGCCATCATGGTAATGGTGGGGACGTAGTTTACCCCATCAAAGTTTAGTTCGTAGCTCGCGGAAGCTCGCGATGATAGGGAATCGGCCGGGGTGTCGCCCCATGAAATTCCGTCATTGGCTCCGACAGCAAAATATAGCCATGAAGAGTTAACGGTGCTTCCGTCGGCCTTATAGTCTAGGGCCGCGGGTGTCCCATTTTCAGGATACAGATCCCAGTTTCCCGTTAAATACATAAACCCTTCTTTATATAAAGCGACGCCGGCAACAGATCCTGAGCCGGCGCTTCCTGTTGGGCCGACTTGAACTAGTTCTCCATTTTTGTGGATATCACACAATTCTCCTATTAATGTACCAGTTATAAAAAATTTTAAATTTATGGACCCCTTTCTTATCGAAGAGCCATAAAAGATAGAGGGAACCAAAATTAAGTTACTTTCCAGTTCGCCCTTGTTGGCTCCGAGCAAAGAAGAGCTATATTCATAGTGTTTGCTTAAGGGCTTATAGTAATCAAATGTATTTTGTAAAGCAGAGCCCGTATAATCGCCCAAGCCAGACGCGAATCTCTGCCTAACAATCGAAGATGTCATGGGGTATGTACCTTCGATTTTGTCCCCATAAGCATATTGGGAGAAAAAGCTGTCTACCGTTACAGCCGAGAAGGCATCTAGATTAGAAGTTTTATAAACATAAGGGGTGATTAGCCCAGTGTCATTAGCATTCCGGTCAACATTTAATTCATGCAAACTAATATGACCGACTTTGACTCCCGGGACGTTATCTGTGTAGGCTCCAGACTGTTCGGATCTAAGCATGTAGTATATTCTAGAATCGTATATAAAGAAATTATTTTGAGGATAAGTCTTTATCCGATTATAAAATATATCATTGGGTCCAAACTTGTTGTAGCCTCCGGCCATGGCTTACCACCTTAATAGTCCAAGCGAACTTTAAATGTTGTCTCTGTAGTAGGATCCTTTTTAATAGGCTCGGACAACTTGGCCACAGCCAGTAGCTCCCGATCAGCAGAATAAAGGCCGATTTGAGTGACGTAAGAGACTGGGAGGTTCTTTCTGTTATTACCTTTCACGCGAATCTTGCTTCCAGTTAAATAGGTCGGATTTGCGCTGTAGTTGTACTCATTATGGTTAACTCTGCAAAAATGGATTGCGGAATTCAACTCTGTTGTGTTGGAGAATGATATGTCTGCAACTCTGTGCCTGATCAAGTCGGACGCGGCTGTGATTGTAGAACCGGTGAGGACCGCAGTTATATTATCATAAAGTTGTGCTGCGTATCCTGTCATTCCGCCCAAATGTGGACCGTGGGCCGAAGCGTGCGGGGGGAGCGAATCGTGTAAACTATTATCTAAGATACCGCCACTTATTTCCGGCAGGAGGCAGGAGGCGCTGATGACGGCAATGCCGGCTTGGTAAAATAACAGCCCAACTCTGGCGCCGCGGCCGCCTTTGATAGCGACATCAAACTTGCTTTCCTCGGAGCCTGTCTCAATCGAGCCCCAGTTAGCATCGTCAGAACCGGTGGCGTACAAAATGCCATATTCTCCGACTGGGGAGTTGACAAAATATTGGTTTGAACCGCTGGCGTCATAAATCTTGATTAGTTCAGAATAGCCTTCGGCCGCGGAAGCGCTCGTCGCGTGGCCGCCGGTTCCAAGATGAAGGTTGAAGGTACCCTTCTTAATTTCATCCTTGTAAAGTAGGCGTGAAAAATTAAAGAAAATACACTCTCTGAGCTTGGCGCCACCAGAGAGGTCGCCATCTTCGTCGAATTCACGGATACCGCCCGTATGGTCATATCCATATAGAACTTGTGCCATTTGGTTATATATGTTAATTTTTTTAGCGTTTTGTGAGTTGGTAGAGCTTGAGAGCGAAGACTTGCCGGAATAGCCAACTGCTACATCAAAAATATGATTTGCAGAAGAACTTAGGTAAGGGTAGTCATAGACACTCTCAAACATTCCGTGTGAATAAGTTTTAATATGGGGCTCCGATCCGATATTGACAGCATTACCGCCATAAGTCCCCGATACAATAGACCCCGTTATGGGAATTGACTCGTGAAGTAGGGTCCGTGTGTTGACCACATCACTACTAAGAAAATTTTTATATACTGTTGCCATAATTTCTTCCTATTAATCAGCTTTAAGCTTAATAAATCTTACGGGGAGCATCACACTATAGCCAGTGGTCGCGCCCTGTACTCTTATATATGTGTCGAGATAATAATAAGTAGAGGTACCACCAATATCTGTCACTGTAAGGTTGTCACCGCCAAGCTCTGTGAACAAAGCGGTGCTGTCATTCAATTCCAGCGAGGTTTTAATTTTAAATTGTAAAATTGTTCCACGGGGGCCATCGATGACCTGTGTCGCCGAATCTGCCAGCTTGACTTCGTTTTCGAAAACAAACCTATTGTTCGCTCCCAAAGATAAATAATAAGTTGCTATATTGTCGTCGTCGATGAAACTGATTGATGCTCTTTCATGAGAATCCCAAGAATAGATTTCACCAAAACGATGATCAATTTCGATGATGTATTGAGTCTCGGTTAAGTCAGCCGGGAGGGCCATTTCAGGAGAATACGCAGTTGTATCCAATCCCTGATCTATTCTGATATATTTCGCCGACTGATTTAGGTTTTCGCCGTAGTCAACCAAATGGTCACCGGGGAGAAATTTCTTCTCGGTTGTTTCGTCAACGGCAACCACAAAAACCCCGTCGCCATGGCGGGCAGTTTGATTCCCGTTCCATATTTCATTGGTTTCCATAANCGGCAAATACAATAAGTTATTGTTTGAAATGGTTATCAACTTAGATTTTAAACCGGCGCCGTTGTCGGTAAAGGCCTCTAACACTGGTATCTGCAAGATGCTCAAATCGTAATATGCCGAACCACTCAAGTGCTCCGGTTCATACAGTTCGTAATTGATTTCATCATCGCCGAGGGCAAATTGCGTTATTTTAAAGCTTCCGTCGCCTTTTGCTAACCTCATTCTTCCCGTATCTGTTAAGACCGCATCTAATATGATATCGCCTGAATTATCTAAAAAGGCCATAATATTCTCCCTTCCTATATGTAAATAGTTTCGCTACTAATAAATAGTATTTGTTTCTGATTATCTCTTAAAATTCATCTAGTCAGTAATCGCCAAATGTTGCCTGCGATGGCATGGTATCAGTGGCGGCCGGTGTTGACGCCAGTACAGAGGGGGCGTTTGGAGCAACAATAGGGGCCTCTGTTCCCCCGATGGCGTAAGCCGGGGTTTCAGATGTTACAGAGGCGGTCGCCTCGGCGACCTCAAGCATACAGCCTGCATCTGGGTTCTTTATGTGCTTTGTTTTGAAACTGATGTTTAAATCGATCTTTCTTCCGGTTTTTCTTGACACCAATCTCACCTTGAATTTCTTGCCCCATACTGACTGTTGTTTTACTCCCAAGGCTATATCCTTTCCAGATGACAGAACGGTGGAGGCGCCATCAAGGTTAGACGCCTCCTCGTTAACAATCCCCTGCGATATTGTTGGCACTATATGCAACAGTTTCATCGCCTTCTTACTCAAAATGTTATTGTCTGGAGTATAGGCTTCTATATTGACAATTTTAATAATTGGGTAGATTGCGCCATCATCGTCAACCAGTTCGACTTCATATATCGGGGTTGGATTAGAAATATGTCCATGTATGTCAACCGTCCTAAAGGTATAATAATATTTTTTATTAGGCCTGATCTCCTCTATATGAGACGCTGCGTCGGCTTTTTGAATTGTGGTTAAGTTGACATCTGTTGGTACTACTTTTATTAGTTTATCAGCAAAATCCCTATATCTCCTAGGCTCTTCTTCGGAGCGGAAGATCTGAAATGCCTTCGCTGGGTCGTCGGATTTAAATCGAATTTGTCGACTCGTGCCCACACCTTGAGCCTGCATGGTTTTTTTAAACAATTCCTTGTCACTTGGAAGAATTATCTTCGGAACATCATAATAATCCCCTATTCCAGTGTTAAAATTAAACAATAGTTTGTTATTGACATTTCTGTAAGGGATTATTTCTAGGCCGGGTTGGACCGGTGGCGTGTCAATCATAGTACCGTTATAGATAAAATAAGGGACTTCGTATATCATAACGTTTGGTATTGTGGTAGCCGTGAATACATATTCGCAAGGGTCGACTGTGGTTGGGCACTCCTTATTGACATCAAAATCATAATCCAATATCTCGCGAAATCCCGCTCTTTTCTTTGCCACATTGCGGTTATTATTATTACAGCCGCCGCGGCCGGAGAGTGTTTCATTGGATTCCGGGCGCGGGCTATAAGAGCTTGCGGCTTCCTCCTGCTTGGAGAACTGCCAATCTTTTACAATTTTAAAATCTAAAACACCATTAATATCTTGGGCCTGTATACTCAAGCCGCCGATCTCATAGTTTAAGTTATATTCCAATACGTTTAACAGAATCTTGCTCATATCGCCGAGTGCTTGTTGAGAGCTTTTGCCTGACGAAATCAGATCTTCATAGATAATCTCCGGACGGCGGCCGCCGAGATTAAGAATGGTTTTCGACACTTGTGCCTCATAATCGCCCGAGTATAGTGCTTCTTCTGAGGCCTGATTTCTTATATTTTTGAATTTTTTGCACAGGTTTTCTAAGCATCTTTTCCTTGCTCCGCTGGTATTGGTGTCACAACAGGCACAAGTCATTGTATAGATGGGNATGACCATACCCGGAAGAGAGTCAGTTGACAAGTGCAAATCCCCGCCACAATAATCAGGAAGAGGAGAGACAAGCCCAAGAGACATCAAATAAGCGGATATATTACTGTATGCAGCTTCCATAGTTTCACTAGTGCTTATTAGATTGTTTATTTCAGTGGCGTGGCCAGCAGTTTGTAGTGGCAAGGAGACTTCCCACCCCTCACAGTCTGTTTTATTCGAGAAGTAGTAGTATTCTGATCCCACAGCTAGCTGGTAGGCTGTGACGATATAGGTATAATCACTTCCGTATTTAACTTGCGTATCAACATATTCAAAGATATCAATGTCGCTCGAATTCGCCAGCCACATGGTTTGGATCGGATCAGGGGGGGCCTCACTAATTATTTCCGTTAGGGCCTCAGCTATAGCGTCAAGATTTATCGCGGTATTGCCCGAGTTTTCACTATCTTCGCTTTCTATCGCGACGACTTCAATTCCCTCTTCCGACAGAGCCTTTTCATAAAGGTCATACATTATAGTATTATGTTTTTCAACTTTATACAACACCGTCTCCGAGTGTGACTCGGCGCCCATTAAAATATCTTGGATACTCCTGTTATTGGTGGACAGTAAATCCTTTACGCGGCCCGATAAAATCAAGAAAGCCATCATTTTTCGTAGATTATTCTTCTGGCCGCTGAGGGCTAACATTGTAGAATTGTTGTCCGGGCCTAGAAAAGTATGTCCGGAAGGAAGCTGTTCGGTAAGGGCGCCACCGTTAACGTCTTCGCCGGATTGTTCCGCGGCCAACCACTTAAACAAGTCATATGACTTAACCTGCGGTTTGCTTATATTAAATTTCTTATACCTTTTGCCACCTTTTGAGATGTACATTTCTTGTGCAACAACGAATGGTCGTGACAAGTCCGCGGGGAATTCTGACATTCTTCTCATTAGGCCGCATTCCAATTCAGAATCTCTAATCGAATCGGCGGCGGCAGTGAGGGTATCAGTAGTAAAACCAACTTCTGCCTGAAATGGCACGAATTCTTTAAATGTGTTGATGGCTGCCATTTGAGGAACAACGCGGTTTGGAATCAACAAAGTATCATATGCTGAACCCAGTAGCGCAATGTATTCTTTTGCTCTGCATTTTCCGTTGTCTTTGAGTTTTGTTATTATAGAGGTCGATTCTTCCTCGCCCAGCAGAAAATATAAATTTGGCAAATCAATCTCACTTAGCTGCAAGCTTTCAATTGCTTTCTCGTAATCCTCTAAGTAATAATCATATTCAAAATTAACATTTCCATAGATAAATTTATTTTGTGTTCCAGAAAAGTCTGCCTCCTCCTTCGTAAGCGGGGCCTCTATAGAAAACACGCAGTCTTTATAGGATTGGTAAGTTGCTGCCATGACGGAGGCGATGGCCTCAGCGATGGCACTATAATCAATTGCAGTGTTTCCAGTATCTGTAGAATCGGTCACGCCGGTGCCGCTATTAAGTAAATTTTGGTTTTCAACGTAAAGACGCAAGGCAGTCTGAGGGTCTAAACCTTGGGCCCATGAAAAATCTTTGGTAATATTTTTTACATAGTCTGGCCAGTCACACTCCAAGCATTCGGGATACACGCCAAAACGTTTTGGATTGGGTGACAGCTTAACAATCTGGTGCTTTGCGCTGTAGGGGGCGGTGGCGCCCTCTGTTACCATGACTGGACCAAACTCGATCTTAAACGGCTTTTCGGTTATCTTTTTACCAAATCTGATTTGGGGATTTTTGCCAGACGTGACGGTCCAGAGGCTTCCAAGTTCAGCCCTAAGAAAATCGTTATTCGCGTTGAGACTATCTTCCGAAACATAGAGATATCTTTTATTTATTCCCATCGAGCGACTCCTATAATAACCTTACAGTTTGATTGTTATTTACCGCGTGCATGTCTTCAATCGTCCGGACGTTTCCGGCCTGAACGCAGCGATAAACCTTTTGTTGACTCACTAAATAGTTTTCCAGTTGCTTATCATTTTCATTACAATATTTTTTCTTTTTCGAAGTGTCTCCCAGAATAAAATAAGTATCACATGTCGAAACTTCGAACTCTGGGCATTCTTTCATACCCCACTTCCTTTCTGTATACTTTCTTACCCTACACAAAACGGGACTCAGTGTTGCAGATGCGACGATGGTGTCAGTCAGGGGAATCCAATTTTTAATCGTTCCGTTCTCTGTAGATGTATATACCAAGGCTTCTATTATGACCAATGTATCATAATTGAACAACAGCATATTTCGAAGCTCCGGTATGGTTTTCAGTTGTACCTCTACCGATGGCGAGGTCAATAAAGATGCCATGTGAGGGGGCATAGCCACTTTGGGTGATGTGGAAGTTGGGGTGGCCTCGACGCCCGGGGAAAGTAGGAGCGACATCGGCTCCAGAACCACCTCGGAGCCTGAAGTTGTTGAAGGTTCGGGGAGACCTTGATACACAAACCTAATCTCTTCTCCACAAGGGTCTGGGCACTCTTGCAGCAATTCTTCTAGAGCGTTGGATTCCAAATCGACCAAGCATCCCAAGTCGGCCGATTCGGATCCCAAGTCATAGTCGCTAAAGGGATCATCTTCGCCAAGAATGTCGCCCGCTTCAATGACTGGATTGTCGGGTACGTCGATATAAGGGGGATAAAAAGTTGTCGGGCCCGATGTGGCGGCCGTTGAGTCCACAGACGGAGGGAAAAAAGTTTGCGGACCGGAGGACACGACAGGAGGATTGCCTGTTCCGGCAATTGGCAAGCCAGTCTCTCGCAATCCCTCGAAAAAAGGCATTGCTGGAATCTTAGTGATGCTCGGATAGGGTCTCAATAGGCCGTTTCGACGCTTGGATGCTCTGATTTGTTTTGTCAGTCCATCGTAATAACTGGCGTCTTGCAAAGATGTTAAATCATACAATTGATCAGAGATCCGGATTCTGGCCGGGGATAGGAAGCTGGTGAATCCTCCGTGAGCAGATAGCTTGGAAATTGTCTCCGAGGAGTCACTCATCAAAAGTTCAAGCGTCTCTTCGGCCCCCGTGGAGACTCCCAAAACAGTAGTCGCCCCATCTCGGCCTATGAATTTTCTTTCCTCAGCAGCGGCCCTGTTGGCGTAGTCGGCTGGGTCTATCTCCTTTAGCCCTTCTAGATCTGCGACGGAGATACCCAAGAAATCAAACCACGTTCCCGAGTTAGAACAAGGACAATTTAGATCCCTAAAACACTTCTGAAATTCTATGACGTCTTTCATGGCCTTGGAAGCTCCGGTGATGCCCTTTTGTTCCAAAGTGTCTTGCTTGATGATAAGTCCACCCTGCACTCGAAACTCTTTGCTACCAAGCGTCTTCTTCATTTCGTTTATTAGGAGATCATATAATTCAATCAAAATTCTAATTCCGTTAATGTTTCCGGTTTCTGCATTGGTTACGGAGTACAACAGATCTACCAGTTCATTTCTACTGATGTGCTCCATGTTTGAAACACATGAATAAGTATTTATAAACAAAATTATAGCATTATCAACAATTGTTAAATAAGGGTTATTCCCCTTGTCATTGTCGACCTTCCCCTGTGGGTCACAATTAACAATATCTTTATATTTTTTAGTAAATCTGTTCTTATGTTTGTCGACAAAACCTCCCTGTGATGAAAACTCATACCATTTTTGTAATTTCTTTCTCATATCCACCAAAGCAGATAGATTTTCATTTAAGAACAGCGTTATGCCATTTCTGACTTTTGCCGACACACAATATTCATATTCTCCCGTATCGGGGAAATCATAGTCTGTCCCTGAAAAAGTTCGCAGTCCTAAAAAATAGTTCATGAATATTTCTTTAATCATTCCAATAGCTGATGTGCGTGAATCACAACCAGACTTCTTTGGTTCTATTATTACTTCTCTCGTCTGCTCCAGAAATTCATATGGGCTAAACATATCAGTTGCTATATCGCCAGAATATGCAACAAGCTCAGTTAAATCATTTGTGATTACTTGATCGCGGTTTTCAGCATCTCCAATTTTTGTGCGCCGGACCTCTAAGGAAAGAATTTTTGATAAGTCTATTATTCTTTCACGACAACAATCTGTCAGGTTTTTGTCAAAAATTCCACCGAATTCAGTATTTTTTAAAATCTCTTCTATGTTAATGTCAAAATAAAATCTAGCAATATTTGATGTTGTCTGGTCAGGTAAGGTTATTGGCGGGTCACACGACAGGCCAAAGAAGGGTATATATTTATCAGCGCTCTTAATTTCTATTCTTTGGGTATCTCGCCTTGGCGCCAAATCAATATGTATTTTTTTAGCTCGCTTGACATCTATTTCGTTATTAAGTTTGGCATTTACGGTCGAGATGCCGGCGAGGATCGGTAACCGATCAATTTTATGTTTATGTATTCCTTTGGCGCCTGTTGCAGGCCTCACAGCCCCTTTGACGATCTTATGAGAATGGCAGACACCATCTGGTGAGCATGCCTCGCTGGTTGTACCATTTCCCCTTGCGTCTACAGAATACTTATGTTTATGGCCGGCGTCGGATGACGTGCTGCCATTTCGCTGAGACGGCCCATTGTGCATGGCGTTGGTCTTAGAGTTGCGATATGCAGTAGCTTTTCTTTTAACTTTAGAATTCTCTATCACTGTTTCAGATATTGGGACACTTGTAAATTGTAAAGATGGTGACAATCCAAGATTGTAATCAGTTGCAAAGCCTTGCATATCAATCTCAGAAAACGAAAATAAAGTTAAATGATTAACCTTGGATAGTTCTGGGAATTCTAATTCGAATCTATAGGTAAAATTGTGGCCGAGGGCAGGTTCGGATTTATACACCTCATTGGCACTCTGTTTTAGGTGCTGGTTGGATGAAAGTGTTTTTCGAAGATATAGGTTTTCATATTTTTTACTTTTTAAGGCTTCGAGGCGGCCGGCGCGTAACAATCTTGTCAAGGCCGGGTCAAGACTGGCGACAAGATGGTGGCGAAGATAGTTGGTGGTATCCTTTTCGGAGCATGCTCCGCATGTAGCAATGTTCTTTGGATCAGAATGCCACTGGCCCACAAAAGGAATTTGTTTATCAGGCGTTATACGGGGTGGCCTTGACGGGTTGGTTGGTGCGTCGAGAGGGTCGTCAGGCAAGGTGGGCGGGCGGCCGTCATCATCACAAGGAGGGTTTATTTGTAGATCCGGAATATCGACATCCACAGTGAGCGAGGGGTACTGGATTTCGGATGTGACTTCATCATATACCCCATCAACGGCTATATAATTCCAAAGTGACACTGACATTTCAAGGTCCGATGATGACATTTAAAAATTTCTCCTCAAATATAAATAGTATTTTGCAAAATTAATCAATCTTTACAGACCTCATCAATTGCCTCTGATGTTGTTTGGGCTTCATACGGTGGGGCGCTCATGAAAGGAGTCTTCACATCGGGACATTCTATATCCATATCAAGATAAATATCTTGTTTCTTGAGTGCCTCAATTGATTGGCATAACAAGTTAGAATCCACCTCATGATCAGTAAATACATCGAAATAATACTCGACATTATTTGCAGACAAAGTTGTCGGACTTTGAATGATTTCTGGGTCTACCAATATATCATCTTGAACTTGGGGCGGCTTTTCCTTAAAGTAGAGGGGGGTCATGACCTCTATTGTGTTTCCACCGATGCGGTCATCATTTTCTTGCTCCATTAAATAAACTTCAATATCAAAATTATCCTTCTCAAAATCTACATTTTCTTCCAACACGCGAAGAAGAAGTTGTTCTGGTTTCACCGAGATTCGGGATCCGTCTGGGAATGTAGATGATGCTAATTCCGGATCTTCTTCGAAAACTGTTGGCTGGCCTTGTACAGAGACTGCGGTTTGGTATTCAATATTTACTTCAATTTGGGGGATCTTTATGGTCTGAAAACTGGAGGTCATGTATGCGATGGATGAGGAGAATTCTCCCTGTAATGCCAACAACGACCACTTTGGTGCGGATTTTGATACCAGATCTGAGCTTCCTATCGGGTTAACGAATGTGAAGTGTCTTTCAGTGTTATTTTGGAAGGCTTCATGAGCGCGCTTGGTATCTAAATTTCCATAGTTGTGTTGTGACCTCAACGCCGGAGTTTCATTAAAAATTCTTTCGTCTGTTTTGTGTTGGTTGTGTGTGGTGCTGCCAAATTGAGTGTCATATAGAATATTATTATCGTAAAAAGCATAATAAACGGGTTTAAAAACCCCTCTTGACAGCAAACTTTTGCCGTACTGAGTTAACTCAATATCTAAAACTTCTTCTTTTTTGTTAAAAAATTTCATCAGTAATCTCCCATATCTTTCGCCTTATTCTTTCCCAAACCAATCTGCGTGGTTCTCGCAGCGGATTTGGGTTTTGTGGCCGAGGCTCTTGCCGGAGCTTGGGTCGTTCCGAGCGGAGTCGAATCCGGGCGGGGCGATTCCGGGCTCGGTGAAGGAAGTTGTGCTGAGGATTTGCGGATGTTGTCGATAGCTTGCTTTTCTGACAAATCTCTGGTGTTTTTTAATTTTGTTTTTGGACGTAACTGCTCCTCTTGAGAGTCGAAATTATCATCAAATCTAACCTCGGATTCTAGCTTTACAAATTCGATTAAAGAGCAATTATCATAAGGCCAATTATAACTATAATCTGCCAACGGACTTGTCGATATTGTTCTTGTGCGGCCAATATTGAAATCTTTTCTATATCTTGTATCTGCATCGGTATTATTCTGGACTACTTTACTGAAATAGTCCCAGTTGGCCTTTTGTTTGACCTTGAATACCATCCATCTCAATCTTTCCTGTAGAGGCCTCTGGGTTGATTTTGCCATACTGCCCATCAATTCATTGATTAGCAACTTATGGTTAATAGTAGAAGTGGCTGTCTTGAATTTGTGGGCCGAGGGTGGACGGAGATTCTGCCAAATATATGATAAATCATTTTGATCAAATTCGTGTTCAAATTCAAATATGTACATTGCGATTGGGTCTACTTCTTCTGGGTATTTCAAGAAGTCCATTGTGGGAGGAAACACATAATTCTCCATCTTATAGAGCATATTCACTATGGACTTGCCCACAAGGACGGAGGTTGATTTACCCTCTATTACCCTTTTTGCGGCGTTAACCTCTCTTTTTGGTATCCTAAAAAAGTTTCTTCGATTACCGACTTGGATATAGGGAACAGCAACCACAGCTTCTTTAATTTTTCTCCTCTTAGCCAGTTGACCAAGTTTAACACTCTTCTTATCAAATTTGACCATATCCACCAACGAACTAATATCCCCGTTGTTATAAGTGGTTTTATAGCCGGAATAATCTCTGCCCGGTGGAGTGTCAGAGCCGACTCCGTGAGAGGACGATGCGAATAAAGGAACGCGGCGCTCTAACCATCCCGGGTCGATGTCGCTGACCTCTAGAAAAATCCCCTCTTTTGGACTTCTGGGCAGCCTACCGAATTGATGCCACATACCGATATCGGTCGACTCAGAACCATAGGCGGGGAGAGTCCTTGAGGCACTAACAAAATTAAGCATAGGGGTTTCCATCTTGGGCTGGATGACCCAAGCCTTGGACCTGTTCGAATCATCCTCTACAATCTTTATTTCGCGGCCGTCGGAGTCGTATTCAACATTCTTAAGCTTTGCTGTGCCGAATAAATTAACCGAACTCGATAGCTGCATAGAGAAGAGATTGATATTATCGTGGCCATATGGTTTGGAGTTGTCACCGTATCCTGAATGCAGTGGATCGAATCTCCAAGACATAACTGTCGACGCGGAGAGGATTTGATCAAGAGTCGGCTGGCCGTCAAAGTCATGTTTATAGATGAAATCGGCCCAAGCTTCACCGTCTTTATAACATGGCGTCCACGAAGGGTTGACGCCCAACAAACTATCGTATTCTCTAAGACCCTTGTATGAGGTGGCAGATGCCGACAAGCTTAGGTGGCCGCGGCCAGATACTGGTGGGCCAAAAGCAGAGGGTCGACCGTACATCGTAAAGGACTCCCTCAGCCCCTTGTCGAAAATGTCCGACAGAGAATCATTTGGAGTAATATAGCCCCTGTTAAATCGAGTTGCTGCTTGACGAGGTATGTTATAACTCTTTCTCATTTTTACTCGCATACCATAATAGTTGCCGCGGCGGAAGGTTCCAAATTCCTTTTCTGGTCGGGAAACAAGTGACGCCAGTTGGCCCTTGTTGTCGGGCCCGGGAAGAAAGAATTCTACCATCGAAGCCAGAGCATTGCTTGCCCTCATCTTATAAAGCGAATCACCTTCGCCGCCCCACGAGCTAGATAAATCTAAAGAGGCTGACGGGTATGGGAACATATCTGTGAATACTTGATTCGCTACATATTTTTCTGGCTCAACGATTGCCTCGAAAGGCACGCGGAAGTCCCACCCAAGGAGGGCCCCGGATGCATCCTGCTTGGGATAACTACTTGACCCCATAAGAAAGAAGTTGGTGGCTGTTCCGTCTGGTTCCCACAGCGGCTTGTGTATTGTGAAGGCGCCGGATGTGGTGGCATAATCAACTGCAATACCGGATTTCACCATATTATTCCATATCCCGGGAGAGAAGAATGGAGTACAAAAGGGCCGGCGCATCGCGTTTTCGTAGTTCGAAGTGAAATTGGCAATGTTGGACGCGGATCGAACATCATCAAAATAAGATCCGCTGAATGATTTAAACAGGTTCCCCAACAATTCAGACGGGTAAAATCCATCATAAGGATGAAATTTCATAATCGCCTTGCATCTCAGGGTCAGCGCTGAGGGATCTACAATCTCATCGTGCTCGTCTCGTACCTTTTCGAAATGGCGCATGAATTCGCTGTTAGTGAATATTTTGTAAAATTCTTCGTCGTTGTTGTTTTGAGGAACTGTTCCAGAAGTAGATGCCCCAAAGATCGAAAAGGCGCCGGAGAGTGAGGCAAGGAAGTTGCCGCCTTGGGTTTTCATATAATAGTCTATGTGATCACTAATCCTAAATTCAGGAACTATAGAATAATCTTTATTCAAGAGCCTCAAATCGCTGGCGTAGTCTTTATACGAATCACTAAATGGACTCGAAGACTGTGATGCCCAGTTGCCATTTATGTCCCAATATCCTGCCTGAGTGCCTGCTTCCCACTTTGCCTGCCCGTATGTCGGCACAACATAACCCATCAACTTGGCGACGCTCACGTCGACGCCAGCACTTAAGTCGGGGTCTGGGGATGCGGGGGAGTCGACCGAGCCCGAGTTGGGCAAAGTGTGCTTGAGAGAATACAGGATAGTGGCAGTTACTTCGTTAAAGTGCGCGGGTGAACGCATACAATGTGTTCTATTGTTTTGTAAAATGCCGCTATCATCATCTTTACCTATTTGGCCACCGAATATGGTGTTGGTTAAGAAGGTTGTCTCTTCATCCAGATTCCACCGGCTGTATGTTCCATCATAATAAGTATTGTTCCACTTAGTTGTGGTAACCCTGCCGGCGCGGATGGCGCGCCAAAAGTTATTAGAATAGTTATCGCGCTGGCGGACTTTGCTTAAATAAGCATATTGAGCTTTAGGATAAACAACTTGAGTGAGTTTAAGTGAGTTTAATTTTGGCCGGCGGGCTTGATATTCAGATGATATCTTCTTTGCATTATCCCAAGCGGCGCGCCATTTATCCGTATCAAATAAATTTTTGCCTGCGGATCCGAATGAAGACATGGGTTCTCGTATAAAGTCGAGTTCGTCTGTTGGGCCCGGGCGCACGTTGACGGCGCCCTTATAGAGGGTTGTGATCTGGGTTTCCGGACAAGGGGGCGTGACGAGACAATCTCTAGTGGCATCTTCAAGCTCTGGGTTTGCAAAATAATCTATTAAATTTCCATAAGTGCCTTTGATATCCGTTGATGTTATCACTCCTTCTATATCGGTATATGAGAGGCCGTACTCAATGGGATAGTGTACTCTCACAACCGGGGGTTCCTGAAAGGAGACTAGGGTGCCACCGACATTGCGATATGTATAATATGGGTCTTCGTGAACAGCGATAGATATGCCGCCGGTATTTAATACATAAAGATTGTTTTTCTTCCAATTCCGAACAACCGGGTTTTCACCTACTCTAATTTGTCTCCAAGAGGGATATCCTCGATTTCCTCGGTGAGCCATCAAGCCGTTTAGATAAAATCCGGGGGATACGGCTGTTGTGCCGGCGGGAAGCAGCGCACTATTGGATGCTGTAAGATACGCGGTGCCTTCGGTTCCAACAGGATATCCTAGCTCGCCATAAGCCGAACTCACCGGTTCATAAATATATGTATTCAGGCCGGCGAAATCTACAAAATACTCGTCGGCAGAAGAGGATGCTGCTCCAGTAACAAATTTAAGGGAAGAGTCGATTCCAGAAGAACTAGAATATAGGCCATCCATCCTAGCGACATGGCCAAGCTCCGATGCACTCAGGAGACTAGCCGAGATCCAAGAGTACTGGCCATCAAATCTTGGAATGGGGTGCTGAACATAGAAGTTATCGTATGTCGATGCGGTTATTACGGTGCCGGCAGCGGCGTCGAGGACGCTATCCGTCTCATATTCATACCTCCGTAATCCATTTCTGTGTACCTTGTGGATACTCCCTGTCCCAGAATAGTCTGCTGCGGTTGCTGAAGATCCGGACCTGAATCCAAACTTTTCGGATCTTTCGGTATGAAGAGTGTTGAGGGGTACTCGAACAGTGGCATTTCTTGTATTTATTTCATTGTATGGAGAAAATTGTGCCGATTCATAGTCTAGCCCGGGACCGCCCTGATGGTCACCCATGGTTGCAGGATCACCGGGGGCAGAGAATCTTTCTACAAAGATATGTTCATGACGTTCCCGCTCAGGTTTTAAATAGTCAATTAGTCCATTGTAGTAAGAGTAAGCATAGTAAGTTATCGACGCCGTACTAAACCCCTCCTGTCTAACAAAAGATTTGTTATTAACTCTCCTGTCAGATGTCTGAACCACCTCATAATCTCTAGTATAGTTTCCGATTGCCGCGTTCAAAGTGCCAGAAATAAATCGGGTTCTTGGGACATTCGTGGAACCCGTGGTCATTTTAATATTTCTAATATTGACTGGACGCTTAGCCACCTCATCACGGTAATAACGGGCATCAGGATGATGCATGGTTGTTGGGGTACGTTGTGATCTGATTACCATGGCGGTAGTGGACGGGGGCTTGAGCCAAAACCGCTCAGGCCTGTTAACAATATCATCTGACCCCGAGTTTAAATCAACATGGCGGTGCTGGTTTCCACCAACAAATTTTTCTGTAAACGGCCCTTGCATCGGCACTTCGTAGTCATCGCCATAGACATCTGAATGCATATTCGTAATATCGATGTTGCCGAGCGTCATTAAGTCGGCTTGATACCCCGTAGAAACAGATGAACTATGCATGGTAAACGGTGCAATAAGAGACCCTTTTGTGCGGTAATAATCAAAATCAGTGGACGCGTCCTCGTCGTCCAGCGAATAGATATCATATATTTTTCTTACCTTTCGCGTTGCGTAAGGAGTGGTATGATCCTCACAGGCTTCCTTGCTTGACGATACTATACTATCTATGGTCATATGAGTGGCATCATAATCGGCCGTCGCATTAACAAAGTCTGGTTTCTGGTTTGAAAGCCCGGGCAGGGATAAACCGTAATTTGAACCCCCATGAATGGGTTTTGTAAGACTGGGGGTAAATCGATATATCTTTGTAAACTTCCGGAGAGCATAAGCTGAACCAGTGTACACAGTTTTGTCGGATTGAGCCAGATTGGGGCCCGTTCCGGAAATGTGTGAGATACTAATATCTTTTATTGTATCTCTTTGTTGGTTCGCATGCGAGTTGAAACTGATAGAGCTAGTGACTAGAGATCTCTCGGCTCGGTCGTGCCACCATAAACAGTTACCACTTGTATAATTTAAATTTGTAGGAGCGTGGCCATGTTCCCAGTCATATAGACCCTCTTCGATCCCTTTAATATGGCCGACGAAATCAGGCTCCACATGCTTAATATTTGGAAATTTATGTCTATATTTGTTTCTTTCCAACTCATGGCTTTCGACCATAGTTCTAATGCCATCAGATACATCAGCAGAAGCTGGTACCAGTTGTTGGAGCATTTGGCCAAGTGCTCCATCGACCCATTTATAATAAGAAACATACTTTTCTAGGCTTGGCGTTTCGCCAATTCTCTCGAAGAAAAGTTCTCTTAATTTAGCCAAATCCTTATATTCAGTACGATATTTGTCGACGGGTCGACCAAAAAGATTGCTAAACTCAACAATAGTGGCGAACATCTTAAGCATTTCTTCCGATATTGTCTGATACATGCTCTTTTCAAAAGCGAAGAAATAATTGATGGGCCGGCTCTCCCTAGTAAATTTGTTATCATCCCTCTCGACAACACTAACCATATCAATACTGTTCATAATTTCGGGTGGCTGTAATTTGGCCGTTGGGACATAGTTTACATCAATCGATGAGGTATTACTTGCTAAGAAGCCGTAGCCTAGGCCCGGGTACTGATTGCCAACAAGTTCCCCTACATAACCGGGATATCGAGTTCGCAAGTCAACGGATCCAGAAGAGACGTCATCTACCAAGAACATTCCCAAAGCGTCCGACCCTGTGACATTATCAAAATTCCAATGCAATGCCAAAGTTTCGTATTCAGGTAGCCAAACTCCATCTAGTGAACCAGTATTTTTAAAGTGAGTGGCCCTATGGGGATTGCTTGTGCCAAAGTTATGGGGATCTTTCGCGTGGGCCTTAATGGAATCATTGTCGACATAAGACTCCCAATGTCGCATAGAAATAGCTCTGACGTCGGAGAATTTTTGTAGTGAGCCGGTATAATTTTCTCTCTCGGCGCCGACGTAATATTTTCTAGTGCCAATGTGGTTCAAGCGGTGAAGCTCAGATGCAGTTATACAAAATTCATTTTTTACTATATCTAAGTCGGTATTAACACCATAAAACTCTAGAACATGAGAAGACAACTTGGATGTGCCGTCGGCCGAGGAGGTGGTGTGATGTATGGCGCCCGACACGGCTGGTGCTTGTGCGACCGGGTGACTATAATTAGCATGGCGTGTTCGGACTGCAAAGTTCCACTTCTGGTTGTCATATACATCCTTATACAAGCTACTGGTTAAGAGGAAGTCTCCACTTCTTGATTTTAAGATGAAATATGCGTCTTTTGATTCAAGCTCGGGGCGGACCGCATACAGCGAGAAGTTGTGATCAGCGGCGGATGCGATCCATTCGTTTAATTTTGGTGCTTGCTCTGCGACGCTGTGGTGGCCGAAAATAGAAGATGAAAGGAAGGGCGTTGAAAAATAGTCTTCCTGATCAAATGATGGCTTACGAGGGAACAAGACTTGCACTTCTGCGGTTCTAGCGTTCCAGTTAATGCCGGCGGCGAGCACGTCCGCGCCGCCAGAGAGGAAGCTGGTGTCGGTAGCATTAGGGTTGGAGGTCGAACCAGTCCATTGGACCACTGTGCCGTAAAAATTGTCAGATGTGTTGAAGTTTACAGTTTTCGTTCTGGTTGCGGTGAACTTAACATTATCATTGATAGTATTAGTTACATTGTTTCCGTAAAGGTTGATTTTAATAAGCTCTTCATCAACCCCAAAAGCTCGAATTAGATTTCGAAATGCCGCCTCGGTACCTTTAGATTTGTAAAGGTGAATCAAAACATTATAGATATTTTTATATATTCTGTTCTTTACCTCGTGCAAATCCAGTTCGAATTCTCTTACCTCGTCCCTGTTGCCAATTTGAGCCAAAAAATCTGCATTGGCAAAAATCTCTGGTGCAAAGAAGCCGTGGGATTCCAACGTGCGGTTTGCGAAAGGTAATGGCTTAAAGCTTGAACTTAAAAAATATGCATCCTTGAGCCTAGGTAAAGCTTCAACTTGTAGGTGCAATGTGTCCAAATAGCTAGCTATTATTTGAGTCAATTCGTGGAGCGTCGAATTTTCATCCTCATCGGGCATGAACGACGGTAACGAGTAATATAGTGAGGCTGGGTTTGTTAGGTCGTAAGTACTTCCAGAAGTTTTTAACTGGTATTCCACGCTTTCCACATCTGGGTGCGTGGGGTATATAATAGGGTCTCTGAACTCCGCGCATGAAGCGGAGGCCAGTACCATGGCAGAGCCCGAGTTTCTTGCTGTGACGCCCGGGTACCCAACCCAGTTACCATTACTTATACGCCCTGAATAATCTAGGACTGTCGAATCTACAGCAGAATCACCTATGGTTCCTTCGTTAAATTTAAAATAGAACCCCAGATCTGCGTTTGCAATGTCATTGTTGGTACCGCCGCCGACTTGAGTAAACCAATTTCTGCCGATATCTTTTGAGGTTCTTTTCGTTTTCCAAAATCTAAATTCGTCCAAAGATGCGCTAAGTTTGGCGCCATCAGCAAGAGATACACCATGGTATATGTTACCAGATGGCGTAGTCTGGAGGGCACCAATACGGGCCTTGAGCGTGCCCGTGACCTCGTTAAAAGCCCCAGTATCGGCAGTATGTTGACTATACAGGTTGCCTGAAATATAAAATTTGGCCTGTAACTGGTTATCTGCGGAGCTACTTGCGAAACTAATGGCATAGTGCTGCCATTCGTTATCGGCGACGGAATCAGACGTAAAACTGGTATCACCTATGGCTTGATCCCAGACTGTGGCGCCGGATGCGGCGTGGATTCGGATTGCGTTACCAGATGATGCACCACCGGACATGTATATCAGAAGCCGGCCGTAATCATCTCTTGGAGCATAGCTACCATCTGTACTGCCGGTTGGTGTGCCATTCCAAAGATCAAAAATAACCTCCTTATCCGTGTTAGAGGTGGTCCAAGCTTCTTTCTTGAGCCAGAATTCTACAGTTAAGCCATCACTTAGATTGTATTTAAGATTAGATTCTCTACTCCCCGCTCTTTCATCCGCTAGGGTGTTGGCGGTAGTATATATATCTGTGTCGTAGATGTTGGAATTAGGCGAGGTTCTGTACGTTGGGTCCCCAAAAGCAGTCGATAGGTCTTTGCCGACCAAACCGCCAGAAGAAGTGTGTGGGCCGCCGAGGATTTCGATGTACTCGCTAGTTGTCGGAGAATATCCCCAGCCATCAAGTTTATTATCGTGGGCCATGCTAGTGAGGCCAAGATTAATAAAACCAGTGGTTCTAGGATACCTTTTATCAAAAACATAAAGATCCAGATAACTAGATTCATTAAAAAATTGTTTTGTCTCAGCCTTGGACCCATCATAAGGATACTGATTATATATTCTGCTTACAGCGGACTCGTAATATTTCTCAGCCGAGCCGTATTTCGCGAAGCTTGAGGCAGAAGCATAATTAACCTGCGGGACAAAACGGTTCTTTTCCTCTAACCTTCGCTCTATGTGAGACACAGATTCGACTTCACGGCTGAGCCTTTCTAGGGTGTCGGCCGGAATTGGTTTGCTTAATGGATTGTTTCCGAATAAGTCTTTTATGCCCATTTTTCAACCCTAAACTTAAATGTTTCTGGCTGCTCGACCCAAGTCCCTATTGATCCATTGTAATAAGCAAACTTAATCGCATATGCATATCCCGGTTCTAGCATACCCATATCTAAATCAAAGTAATTGCCAGATATATCAAAGGACATCTGTGTGTGCAGGGTACTACTGGCCGTGCCATATGGGATCACCGATAAATCATCTATTATTCTATAGACCCTATAAGAGCCACTCTCAATAATGTTTGTCTCTATCGCACTATTAGCTCGCGTATAAATTGTCGGAGACCAGTCTTTATTTCTGCTATAGACCCTGAATCTGGCCAGTTCATCATTGGAGTAAACATCTTTTAAGTTTGTGATGCTGCTCACTTTGCGTTGGCCGGGTGCGATATTTGATGCTTCAGTGTTTTTCGGGTCTATCGAGCCAGTATGAATTTGAATCCCGTCAGCATGACCTTGGTTGGCACTGCTCGTCACAAACCATACATCGAAAAGCCTTGTTAACTCTGTGCTCGTTGAACCAGCGGAAGTAATAGCGAAACTTGCGCTATAAATTCCGGTTTCGACCCATCCGCCCGTAATAACTCTGTCGGCGGCGGTGGTGACATGAGTACCATCAGCAACCAAAGTTAGCGGTGTTTTCGGATCAGGAGAGGCGTTATTGCCTGATCCCGAAAAGACGCTCACATATACAAAACCATTTGGTCCTGATTCCCCCGTTTTTGGATTTGGGATATCTCTCAGCATCCCTCTATAATAATTGTATAGATATATCGTATTGATATTTTCATCAGCCCGGGCAAGAGAGCTACTATAATAAAAATTACCCCTGTCATCCTTCTTAGTTGAGTCCCAGCGCGCTTCAAGTACTGGGCGGCTAAAGAAATATTCGGAGCCTCTAGCTGAGAATTTCTTTGTGTAAAAAGAGGTCGTGGCGCCATCTAAATTATGCAATATTCCTCCCGAGATGGCTGTATAGTCTTGACCTCCCTCTCCATCGGGATATGATGATGAGAAATAGGCCTCTTGACTAGATGTTAAAAATATGCCAAAGCCGTAGTTGGAAAATGGTGTAGAGTCGGATGTAGTGCCCTTAATCCACTGTTCAACCAACGCGGTGACATCTACCTCGATGTCATCAATAGAATCTTTGTCCTCCAAGGTGACATCGTACATAATAGCCTCGTTCATGTCTCCGGGGGTGGCGCCGGCCAAATCGGCGGACCCAGTATGATAATCTCCGCCGGGCTTTTTCCAGCCAGTGGATGCAGAACACTGAATCCAATTCGCGCCTTCGATGTTTCTAGTGACATCCTTATATTCATCCATGTCGAGGCCGCGGCCTTCTTCCCAACTTTGACTAACTGCAAAAATATTATATTTTGCAGATCGGGGGACTGTTTTGTCATGCCCAACATTAAACATGCGCAAATAAAAGTTTACGCTGCCGCTCGACGGAATTGTTCCGGCAGTGCGGTGAGCTTCGATAGAATTCGTAGAATCATCTGTCGTTGTCACGGGGAATTTGATCAAGACGCGAGACAATTCCTGCGAATAGCCGGCGCTGGAGGACCCCTGCCCGTATATTGAAAAAACTTCCAAGGAATCGGCCAGTCCCATATTGGACCCGGATGCCCGGGAGAACTTATTGAATCTAGAATCCTTAAAAGCATTAGTGATGGTTGTATCCGCATCTGCATAATATTTTTTTATTGCCATTACCCCACGCTCCCCTTAATATCCAGAGTAGGATATTTAATTTCTAAAGCAACATTTTTTGGCACCACTATGTAACGGCCGTCAGCAGATTTGTTTTCTTCTATATTGTAACTGACACTTGAGTAGGGGGTGCCGGTCTTGTTCACAATCTTCACTGTTTTGACATCTATAACCCCCTTAACGTCGTGGTTTAGAGTGTTATATATGTCTGTTATATAAAACGGCTCTCCAATGTAAAGAGGGTTAGAGTATTTAGAAACCAAAGTATCAATTGCGTCCTGTAATACGTCGTAGTTGTTCATTTCAGGGTCTGTTACAATTGAGAAATCAATGCCTATATTAACTATCTTTCCGTTCAAAATGTCGATAGTATCGTGGATCATCTTTACAGACCCAAGCCAAAGCTTCAAATTCTCCTTCATGGTAGAAGTGGCTTTGGCCAAAAAGCCCCTTTCATTTTCTGCTAACACATACAAATTCAAATTCCTTTTGAATGAGTCGGGGTCACGCATAACTCGACATCTTTTAATTGCTCCATATTTTGGAGGCATGCCGTATACAATCGATTCTAAGTCTTTAGAAGTAACTGCGCGGTTTTGCATTGCAAAAGAATCAGCCACTCTCCTTTTAAGTTCTTGGCTTGACTGTAGGGACACGTCGCCCAAAATAGGCTCATTATTATCACATTCTAAAGAAGTGACAACATCGTTCATTTTGGTGCCGACTAAAATAGTAGGATCTGCAAAAGATACGGACGCTTTTCTAACTTTGGTCAGGGCGCCCACGGGGATGTTAATCGTCCTTGCGCTTGAAACACGATATTTAATTGTTATTGTAGTGTTAGCGGGGGCGACGCCGAATTTATCAGTGCCCAACAATTTAGATGGGTCAAAAGTCGTCTCAGAAGTATATTCTTTTCCAAACATACTTAAAACCAGAGATGACGGGTCTGCTATAGAGGGAGAATCCAATTCAGACTCAGAGCCATACCCAAATTGTACAAAAGTCTTGTTACGGTGCTGTTCAACAACAAACCTCCTAGGTACAATGAATGGGCGCATGATTGAAGGTACCATCTCTTTGTCGTCATTAAAATTCGCGACTTCCTTATAAATCACGTTTTGTGACAGATAATCAACTTCATAGTATTCGTGTCCAGAGGAATCTGTGACGCTTATTACCTCGGCGCAGTCCGGACTAGAAAGTTGAACTTTTTTAAATTTCTCAACATCTCCAACTGTAAAGCTTTCTCTCATTATTTTGCCCGATATGACGGTACCGCTAGCCCGAACGGCATATTGCGTGGGTACGCCCGTTGAAGTGTCAACTCGACCAGCTACGACTTCATTGGTGGCACTATCAAATCGGACGTCCTCTGTTAATATGAATGGGGCGCCGGAGGCACTTACCAACTCGCTACCCTTTTTAAGGACGGGAAGGTAATTACTATCTGGGCCTAGGCCAAGAGAGTTCGCGGGGACCAGAATATAAAAAGTTGCAACTCCCGTGCTCGAAGGGCGGCCGCGGAACTTGTAGCCCATCTGTCTAGCAAGCTTAACAACATTATCATATTCAGTTGCTGTATCTAGAAAAGATTCATTTGTTTGGTAATCCAAGTAAAATGATAGTTGGTCGCCGATATAGGCCACACTATCCAACATTAGGGCGCCGAAGGAAGCTTCGCTGAAATCCCTAAATGAATCTGGGTAATATCTTTTAGCGTGTTGTACAAGCTCGTTTCTAATTGAGTTGTACTCACGACTAGTATAATTGATCGGAGTTTTTTTAATAGCCATGGAAAGCCCCTAAAGTGTCGAATTTATATAACTAGTTTTAAATAAGATTTGAAACACGATTTTAAATAGCTTATACAAAATCTAATCTCCAATAGAAAGACTTCGCCAGAGAGCGTCCCACAGTCAGGTGGCGGGCGCGCTGGGTGGAGGATCCCCAAGAAGGTTATCTAGAACAGCGCGCTGTCCCGTCGATTTAATAAAGAACTCAAATCTTAAATTCATATGGTTATCTGGTGTGGTTTCACTGTTGAGAGGAGTTATGAATTGTATTTTTACTATGCCAACATTGGGACAATAGATTCCTACTTGTTCTCTTATCCTGTTCTCCAGAGCAATTTGAGTTGCTGCGGTATTTTGCTCAAACAGATATCTTCTTAGGCCGATGCCAAAGTTGCCATGGCCGACCCTCTCTTTGGGATTAGTTAAAAATAAAAATCTAAGATTTTGCAATGTTGCATCTTTGACGGTTTTGTTCAGGGCGTAATGACCATCTTCATTATCCGCGAATGGGGGGTGTACTGGGCTTATACCGGGCATTACTTAACTCTCCTCATCAATTAACGGGCAGGGGGCGCCGTCTTTGTTAAACGGAGTACGTCTGCGCATTTTCAATAGCCAACTTAACCAACCAAAGTTAAAATTAAGGTTAATATCAAAACGATTGCGCAGGCGCCGGAACTCACTCTTATCGTTTGTTTTACTCTCAAGGTCTGTTGCGTTGTAGAAGGTTTCGAACACCCTCCTTGCTTGCTTCTTCGATTTTTTAAATAAGTCATTCCAGTCCCATGTTCGGAATCCGCCCCATGGCCATGGACCTTGAAATTTCCCACCTCCGAGGTCGGCGTCGTCGCCGAAGACGCGTTTTTCCCAATCGTCATGTTCGACACTTCCAATAGACGGCATAAAAGCTTTCATGTTATAAATAGTTAAAATAGATAGAATTCTCGGCAAAGAGAAACAATATTCAAACATTAATTTATATCTTGGGTGCTCAGTCAGTTCTTTGACCAAACAATCTATCTGGTCTTTGAAGATATTATCTAGATTACTGGCTGTGCCCGGGATCATCCCAGTTGAGTCAATGGTTCTTTCAGCGGTTGCAATGGGCATTAAATATTTCCATTGGGTATCGGCGGACTGTTGATCATCCTGCATACGGTATGCTTTAGTTTTCATGGAGATCTCTGCAACTGATTGTTCCGTGCCGGTAATAGTTAGATCATATCCGCCTGTGGCTTGGGGATCATCCTTTGACAGATGACAAACCCTTAAGCCCACTTCCCATTTTTCGAAAAGCTGGTCAATGGAAACCCCGTCTAATATATCGGCGTTCTCTACGACCCACGCATTCCAATCCTCAAAACTCACTATGCCAGTCAGCCATGGCTTATCTTTTCTAAAGAAAATTTCTGCGTCGGCCGCTCTCATTGTAAACCCAAGTGTTTCGCGCTCTGTAATCTTTATATATTTCTCCAGTACAAATGGCCAGTAATCTTGCTCACCCGTTCCAGCTACGCGGGCGGTCTCGGTCTCACCGAACGTTGTGGTGGTCTCAACAGTTTCTTTACCCCAAAAGCTGTTTAGACCGATTGTTGGAGACACCCCATTACTCTCATACGAACCATCTTGGCCAAGAGGAACGTATTTTCTATATATATAATCATGAATTTTTTCTATAGTTGGGTTAGAAGTTCCATCATCAACAGATGCTACACTGAGAGGGCCCGCTCCGCCCGGGCTGTCAAGGGCTCCCATGATAAAGCCGGGGTCGACCAAGAATAAATTAACCAGTGAATCTACTGCTGGCTCGTACTCCTTGTTGAATCTTTTGGACATGTATTCCATCTCGTCCTTAATGAATCTTCTAAGCAGGATTTTGGAATCCCTAAGATTGTCCGGGTGTGAAACATATCTTTTCCAAATTGCTTTCTTTTTGTTCTTCGCGGCGATGACCGAGCCCCCTCCGCCGATGATGGCGCCGGCGACGGCGCCGGCCGGCCCTAACACACTACCTACCCCAGCCATTATGCCGGCGGAGACTTGGCCGGGCCACATTTCTCGGCCGATGGTTATAAAATCATTTTCCTCCCAATACTTTTGATTTAATTTATTGGGTTTAGATGCTTTTCCTGTCAGTCTATCAATAGCTTCTTGCTCTGTGTTCGTGGGGATAAAATCGCCTAAATCCATCCTTTTTCCAAAAGATTGCACTATCTGTTCCATAAAGGTCAGATAATATAACAGTGGATCTCGGAATATCGTTCCGCGGGTTTGTTCAATTAATCCATCTTCAATTGTGTCAGCTATATGCGCACTAAAAGAATCATCGAAGTTCTCAGGAAACTTTCCTTCGAAAAGAGTAAATGAAGCCATCCCTCTTATCATAGCCTCAAGAACATAGATTCTAATCGTGGCCCTGATAGTTGCTTCAATACCTGATGAAGAGTATCTATCTAGTATCTTATTCCACGGGTGTTCCATAGCGCAATGCTTAGATTCGGTTAATCTAGAGTCGTCTGGTAAGCGTTCGTATAAATCGTCGACTACTCTTTTTAGTCCGCCAAAATCAGCCAAGGAGTCTTCGGACTCTTCACAACCTGTATAAATCTGCTCGGGAATTAAAGTCTGCTTAATCCCCATCCATCCACCATAATCGGGCGGGAGGATATAATATGCATTGCGTGTAGAGGTACCTCCATAAACCTCCGGAGGGATAGTCCAATCCATTCCCGTCTTGTCTGTGTGGGAGCCAGAAAGTTGTACTTTTATCGGTTGAAGGAGATTTTCAGCATCATCTGGGCCGAACTCGTCGCCGATCAGGGCGCTATAGTCGAGGTCGTTCTCGTCGACGGGGCCCCTATAGTTTTCGCTGAAACCGTGTTCGAAGGCGTCCTTTCCGCCACCTATAAATTTCGCGACGCGATTGATCAAAATTGTATATATATAATCATATTGAGTATAGCTGGTGGCGTAGTAGGAGTCTTCTTTGGCGCTGCTATACTGGATTGGCGCTGCCAGATCACTCTCGATCCAATCTAGTGGCTCTTCCCAAGATCCCCTGATTAATTCATGGTATATGGCATTTTTCGGAGAGTCGGCCCGGGCTAGTTTGTCGTCGATATCTATAATTCGATATCCTTCTGACGCGTCATCAACCAAACCCCTAACTTCTGTCTCGGTTTTGCCCTCGCCAGTAAAGCCCTCGTACCAGACATAACTGCCATCTTCGAGATCGGCGCCTTCCTCGGAGTCGGATCCAGCTTTTGCTTGATGCCTTATCAACACTTTAAAATAATCATTCAATATTGAGGTACCGGCATCGACTTGAAAATTGTTATAATCTAGGGTGAAAGAGTATGCTTGATCTGCTTTATAATCTTCAAACTCCAATTTCAAATCCGGATTTTTATATAAGTTAGTCGGCTGAGGCCATGCTGAATCGACGAGAGAAGATAGATACCAAACTCCGGATATCGAGTTGCCTTGAGTTGCGATGTCCGACACAACCCCCTCAATCGGATCGAACCAATCGGGAATTATATCCATGTTAGTGGGGTAGCACCTTGCTGAGAATTTCCTTTCGTTGATGAAAAAAGAAGGTGGTTCATCGGCTCCCCAGTGAGCCTCTCGGAGTACGCTAACGTTGGTTGTTTCGAAACTAACATTATCATTAAAATTTTCCAATCTGTCTTTCAGGTGGCCTGCAATAGAAGTTGGTATTTTATTCGGCGTAAACAATTTGAGTACTGGGGCGGATAGATTAAACACATGCTTCCTGAATCCAGACCCATTTTTCGCAGCAAGAATCATATTAAGAACTCCGTGGCCATTAACCATATCCTGCTGACTAAGTGTTTCCAAACTATCAAAAATAGCCTCTGATATCTCGGCGGCGTCGGACATAACGGCTGGATCATTTCGCGGGAAGATGCCAGCATTCCATGTGCCCGGGCACTGGGGGTTATCTGCGAAGACTTCGGGCAAAAGATCGTTGAGCAATCCATTTTGTGCTATATCTGTTAAGGTTTCTATATCTTGTTTGGCGCGGTCCTGAATCCCATTAATGATTTCATTACACATTTCTTCTGTGAGGGGGCCCTTACGACTTAACAGAATACATTGTTTATCATAAAAATCTTCAACAGAAGACTGATCAGTACAGTATGCTGGCAATATGGGCATGGGGGTTGATCTGGGGAGCGTCTTGTATTGTGGAGGGATCAGTGCGCCAAGGGCGTTAAAGAGGTCTGAGATGGCACCGGTGCTGTTGAGAGCACATGCAAATTCTGGATGGCGGTATTCGATGACTTCCTGAATCATGGCTAGTACATCCGGGGTTGCTTCGCCGTTCAACAGCGCGATTAACTCTGCGTCCATTAATATCGCCGATAAGTCGCTTATCAATGCTGTCGCGGCTGCGTTGGTCGGGGTAGGGCACCCAGATAGAACAGATAACATTGAAGCCACCGACTGATCGATTTGTTCGTCGGTTATCTGTGACGTGGGGTTTGACTCGTCTCCACACAATGCATTGCGGAACGTTTCTCTAAAGTTGTCCGAAAGCGCTGCTTCGAGAAGATCTCCGACAACGCCCAGCAATTTACACAAGCCGGTGAGGAGAAGATCTAATATAAATTTAATCAACATAAAAATAGCTTTTATAATTAAATTTTGTATCGCTTCTAAAACGGCTTGTTTTAATAAATTGAGAATATCGAGCCAGTTAAGGTTAGGCAAATGTATGTCTGGCAAAGTGATGTGGTAGTTTCCATTACAGAAATCTAATTCCAAAGTTTTCATAAAATCGTCTAACGGAGGGTTAATTAACGGCGGTATTGCGCACTTTAATGTCGACAAAATAGACCCGATAAAGGCGCCGCCCGGGAGCATCTGGAGCGATTCTGTCAGTAGGTCGATATCGACTAGATCAAATATAACGTCTGTATATGCTTCAAAGATTACATCTAGTACATCGTCGGCCGCCGAACCAATGGTGCCCACTCCCGAATAACCCTTAGCCTGAAACGATTTTCCGCCATATTCATCGGGAAAGTGCTCGGCTAATTGAAATTGCAATTCCTCTGGGGAAACATAATTACTGTCTTCTGAGTCGAGTGTCCCCAGATAAAACGCGTAGTAGGAGGCCTGCGTGGCGTTAGAGTCGCCCTTTTCTGGCTCGGGTGCCGCGGCGAGGCTTTCGATGGTCGCCCCCGATTCAAAGAGTGATTTGCCACTGCTCTTCATTTTGGCCGTTTGAAGGAGGCCGGCCTTTTCTGGGCCAAAGCTGTAATTGCCGGGCTGGTATTCATTCTCCCATGGCGGCGTTGCGGTTATCTGATTTGTGGCTTCTGCGACAGCGGCCGCAATTTCGGCCTGTTTGTCCGGCGGGAGGCCTAAAAATAATTTTTCCAATTCGAGTGGGCCCAAGGCTTTCAAGGCGGCTCGAATGATAATGGCCAAGCCGTCTTCAGTTGGGACACCCTTAAGCAAACAACCCAGAATCATATCAATAAGAGCAAGTATCCCACACCAGCCAAATTTGTGTTCGAATTTCTTGTATATTTCCCTAATACTAGATCCGCCCTTCATTTCCTTGAACATATAATCTAATATTTCATACACAGGATCGCCCTCAAAGGCTTCGCGCATTGACGCGTCATAAGCCCTCTTGGAAAGGCCCTCGATCTCTTCTAGCCAATTGTCGATCCGGTCAAATTCTTCTCCGGAACACAACATTTTATTAAACTTGTTTGAGATAGCATCTGGGAAGGCGAACACATCATCTGCTATCTCATTCATTATGGCGTTTAGGGGGTCGGTAAGGACATCATTTACAAAGCATTCTAAGGCGTCTTCGGGTAACCCTTCCAACAAGTCCTCTGATTCCAAAATGCCATAGGTGTATTTTGCCGCTATTTCGTTCCACTCGGGAAAAATCATTGCCCGGATATCGGTCCAAATATCAGGGAACTTCGCTATGTAACCCAGCGTCCTCGTGTTGTTCCATTCAGAATCTCTAATAATTTCTTCCCATGTGGGCCGGTCTAATAATATGGGAGCACAGCCGGGTTCGTTGACTTCTATATACTCAATTTGGTATGGTTTCCAGTTGCTAGACCCGTCGTCTTCTTTAAAACCTATTTTGATAAGCTCTGCTATCTTATAATTAAAGCCATGGTGCTTTAAAATTAATGACAGGTCTTCTCTAAAATATTTAAAATTATCAGATTCTTTATTCAGATCTAAGTCTCCAAAAGATTCTGGAATCTCTTGCCCGTCGTAATTCATTTCGTGGATATACGCTGCGTACTGCTTAGCATATATTTTAAATGCCCTAGATATTTGCCACACCATCCACCAAACATCTGGTGCCTTGAGTTGCACATAGGTGCTAACCTCCGGGGTGACTGCCCCTGTTATATCACTTAAATCAACAGGAATTAAGTCAAAAAGCTCGGCCGGGATGGTAACCAAAGCTTTCATCCGAATAAGCGGGATGGGGCTCACATATATATCTTCGAGACTGGCCCGAGGCACGTCGGCGGCGGCGGAGCCTAAGTACATGGTCGCGCTCTCTCGGCCCATTAAAATATCGACTGTATTAGCCGAGATCTCGGTACCGTCGGCATAAATTACTGTTATGAATTTTGATTTTTTATATGTATCTAAGAGAAGGTTTATCCCCGCCTCCAAATAAGGATCCTCAGTGTACTTGGTGAGGATCTCCCGCCATTCTTCTGGTGGAGTTTCATACTCTGTGACTACGATGGCAGAATATTTGCACTCTTTTTCATTTAAGAATGTTTGCCGCGGCTTTAGGTTCGTCCAATTCGGGACAATGGCGGTCGGATTTGGGATGCAAGAAGCACACGGAGGTTCTTCTTCTGCCACCACTTCCTCTACACATGCATCAGGATCAACAGGGTTCTCAAGAGCCCCATACGAGCCGTCGAAGGTAGGGGGCGCGGCTTCGTCGGCTGCGGAGACAAGCGAACCATCTGCGCCCAACATAAGGGGGTTTGGTGATCCGGGGTCCATGCCGGCCCAATCGGGGACGCTGCGGCCACTTGAAACGGTCAGCGCGTTGTTCCACCAATCCCGAAGCCACAGAGGTATCAACACTTGATCGCTATTGACCACTGTCAACATGGCGTCTATCTCAGAAAATGTCAATTCAGTATATCCAGCTTCTCCACCGTCGACGGCGTAGGAGAAGTATTTATCTATCTCGGTGCCGCTGGCGTTTGACCCTCTAGGGTAGAATATTCCCGGTATGCCGGCCATAAAAACAGGCCGCTGCTTTGTGCCCGCGAGGGCGTGTATATCTTGGGATGCATCGTGGGACTTATCGGACTTTGTGACATCTGTTTGCACATAAGCTGTGTCTAGGTAGTTAATCAGTTGCGCTAAGTAAAATAAGAACCCCTCAAAAGTTATATTTATTCCCCATGATTCGTAGGCATGGGGGGCACAACCGTCGCCATCGTCATGACCTTTTTGAAGGCGCCTATAGAAAAATAAATCATCCAGTAATGATGGATCCCAGTCTCGCTGCTGGCCGGCAGACATTGAAGTCTGGCCGAGGGAGGTGGAAAGATCGCCAAGAACTCGGTGTTCAAAGATCGTACTCTTTCCGGCATGGCCAATAGTCGAGGAACCTTTGCCGGAATAATTAGAACTGTTCCTATCTTGCGTTGTGAAACACCACGCCGCTACCGTCTCGTCTGTGGAACCCTCACTAGAGGGTATATTCAAAAAATCTTTTGATGCGTTTTTGCCGGGGGGATTAATATGACGACTTGTTCGCTTCTCTACTCCCCAGCGGTTTGATAAGTAAGTCATCTGCAAAATTTGCATTAAAAATTCTATTTTCTTTGCTAGTAACTCTTTCGGATCTCCAGAAAAATCACCAAAACTTTGAATTTCTTGCACTATGGTTTCGTGAATGGTGGAGGGGTTAATCCACGCTCTATGACCTGTTCCTACATCACGTTTGAGACAGCCATCCGGGGAAGATTCCCATGTGTGGAATGACGCCAACTCAAAATAATATTGATCTTCATGTACCCATGGATTTCCCGGTGACTTTACGGGAGTATCCGTATCTTTTTCTGGGTCATGGCCATTCCAAAATTCAGCTTGGATCTCACCCATGGGGACTGCGCGGTCGGATTCGTCGATGTCATCGAGGTCGACATCTTTAATGGCATTGTAATCATCATACCATCCCGTAGACCGGAGGCCTCCTCCAATGCGGCCGGCGCCGGCATCTTCTCCAAGATCGGCAACCATTTCTTCTCGGATTCGTTTAAAAACATTTATAAAAGGCGACGCACGGTCTTCCGGAAGGACGTCGCTTTGCAATGTTTTAGTGGGAGTAGTGGCCATCCGTGATTATTTCCTAATTCAAGTAATGATACCGGCTATTAATATATTTGGATCCATACGGCTCCATTCTTTCAACTTTAGTTAAAGTTGCATTAATATTTGCCAGATAGTGCGGGGCTATGACCCTAACCAAATTTTCAATAAGGTTGGCCGTGCCGAAGCCTAAAAGGAACGGAGATGGGGGGACAATACCCCATGGGCCGGTTTGGTGACCGTGATTCATTACAGCCTTGTTGAAAGTTTTCTGGCTTTTTACAAAGTTGTTGACGAGAGAGCTTACTTCATTTAACCGCTCGATGATTGAGTTGAGCGCTTCGACAACTTTATCTCCCTTGGGTATTGGCTCTAATCCGCTGTCATTATTTCCGGCGATGAGTTCAACACCAACGGTTGTTTCAATCTTCGGGCCGTGTGAATTTCTGTCGCCGCGGCCTGTTGTTACCAACTTTATGCCATTTCTACCAATAATGCGAATGCCATCGGCCTTCATTCCAATTCCGGATTGGCCGGGGAGACTGCCCATCTCGCCGCCGACCAAATCAAAGTTTTTGTCAATATCAGTTAGTTGAGAAATGTGTATTGTGGCCGCGTCGGTAATAAAACTGGGGTTTCCCTTGAGTTCGTTATTTAGGCCCGCGACGAGGTGGATTGAACCTGCACCAGTGTGGCCGCTGCCACCATAACCAGCGGCTTTGCTACACGGCCGGTCGCGGCCAAAAATCAAAAATGCATTAGATTTTACTCCGCCATACTGCTCTTCGGCCTTAGCCAAGTCCCAAACTGGAATTTCTTCTGCTATATAATCACAATTCAGCCCAGTACTAACGATGCCTTGATCATGGTGGNGTGAACCCTGCTTCGCTTTGGACTGANTATCGGTAAGATTCTGGTCTTGTGCAGGGCGTGAGGGACCCAAACCCAGAGGTGTTCCCATTATTTTTCTCCCCTCAGAGTTGCCACAACATGTGATGGCACCCCAATAAGATCAGCGAATTCTTGGTTACGCTGTTGAGTCACGATTTCCGCGGGGATTGGCTCATATAATCCGACGAGTTTTCTTCTATTAAATCTATCTTTAAAATAGGACTGCGCCTTTCCGGAAGCTATAGTTGGAGCATAGGCTCCGAGACCATCAGGTATTGACCCTACCCCCTTTTCGTGGATTCCCAGATAAACTCCAAACATGTGTTTGTTTCTATCTTCAAAGTCAACCTTAATAATATCGCCGACGCTAGGAATGCTTGCCTTTGAAGTTCCACCCGGAGACTGCATCGAATAAAAAACCCTGTGCATAGACAACGCCATCTGGTCTTCTAGATTTAATTCGTTAACTAACCCCAGCATTTTTGGCTGTGGTATAGCAGCGTCAAGTTCGGGGATGCGGGCTGTTACCTTGATCCTCATGATGGTCTTCCCGAGATGGTGGCTTATGCTTCTTTCGTGTGGGCTCTTTTTGTATTCCACTTTAGAGTGTAAGACATACGCGTACCAAGAACCTTGGTGGCTACCACGGATAGCTTTTTCATACATCTCATCCAAAGCATTTTTAATGTAGTGCTTGGTTTTGTATGAATCATCATAATCACGGAGGCCGCCGACATGATTCGAATGTGGGTTTTGATCGCTGGCGCGCCCTAAATAGAAGTTAGGTAAGTCATCAGATAAGCTCATTGCTTGAATCCCCCTGTAGCATATCAAAAATATCAGCGCGATCTGATTCTGACAGTCCGGATTCGCCAGTCTGTTGTTTGTGAATAAGCCCCGAAATCTTGACCAATTGTTCATTGGAGCGTTGTAGCGTTTCCACATATTTAGCCGCGATGGGCCCGACAGACTGGTGGCGTTCTTCGCTCTTGCTCAAATAGCGCATGACATCATCGAGAAGTTCTTTAGTTATCTCTCGATCATCTTCTATGTTCTTTATAGCATTTTCTAAATAATGGTCTAAATTTTTCATAGGTCGCCTTTATCCCACTTAACCCTAAAAACGCGGTATTTGGTACGCATTTTATTCAAATTGTTAACAACTTGTTTTGTATTAAGGCCCGTGATTTCTCTCAGGTATAAATAAATAGCTTTCTTATTAAAAATTTCTATATCTTCTGCACTCTCGAACAAAATTCGAATGGCTTCTAGAACTTTTTTCTCGTTCTCCTTCATCTTGTCGTGTTCCCATGAATCAATCTCGTTCTTCAAAAAATTAAAGAACTCCTCATGCTCACGTTCTTGCGGATATGGATTGTCGGTAGAAATATATTTGAGTTCTAAATCTTTAGGTAAATCAACTAACTCAATTTCTGTCCTTGTTTTTTTACTTTGCTTTTTGACTTTGTGAATAAACCAGTTTTTCGTAATGACAGAAAAGTAAGAAAAAGCTTTTGAGCCCTTGTTTTTATCATATTTGTCGAGTACGGTAACCAGCCATATCTTACACTCATCGCGCAATACATCAATATTAGGTAAAGTTGTAAATTTGTATGTATAAACTATTTTATCGACCATCTCGTCAAAAGCGGGCCCGATCAGATTAATATATAAATCCGTTCTTTCTTTTATACTTTGGCTTGCGACATAATCTAGTATGGCCTGTTCATGGACCAGTGTAAAATACTGTCTTCCTTTGCGTCGGCTCTTCCGGGCTCGGATCGTCATCATAGTCGGCCTCCTCATAATTTTCTTGATTTTCTGTCGGTTCTTCTTCAATTTCTGCGAACTTTCCTGATTCTAATAAATCATAGAAATATTCGTACTGCCCCAAAGATTCTAAAAGTGACTGGCCGTGTTTTAGGAGGGCAGCCAATGTTTCNTCCCCGTAAAACATCTCCAACTCATAAAGAGCGGAGAGATGTTCTTTAAATAAAGAGACTTCTTCGTTTAACTCATAAATATTCTCAACAATAAACACAAGATTATTTAAAAGTTTTCTCGTATACCAAGTAAAAAAACCAATGACAACCACTGCGAGAGTGAGGAGAAGAATCAATATTGCTTCTAAAATCATAATTCTAAATCCTTCGTCATTTCTTCCTTACTTCTTTCAATTTCTTCTTTAGCAGTATCAATATAATCTTCTACGAGGGACCCGGGTTTGAGTTGCTCCCTTATATTATTTTCATCAAACGATGTGTCTGATGTAAAACTAGAAGGTACTCGAATGAGACCTTCCGCGTTACAACTTTGACAAACAGTGAGACGCTCACTCATAGAATGAGTTATATTGTAAATTACCGAACAAGACTTGCACCTATAAGTATATCTAGGCATATCATTCTTCCGTTTCTTCTGCGTCTTTCTCAGAATCTGTCTTAAATTTAACCAGTGGTGGGTTCATCACCATCAGGCCGTCGGCGCTATAGCGGAACTTAAATCCTTTAAGGACAGGTACTATATCTGACTGATCTAGGAGACTCTGTTGTAGGGCCATCATGACCGCTCCTAGGGCCTGATTGCTCAGGCACATTTCTTGTGTTTTTGTGGTAGACATTTATTACTCCTTTTTCTTTGTAATCGCTCTTCCTTCTAACCTCTCCCAATCCCGCTCTTCGCGGATTTGGAGATTTTTTTCCCAAACTGTCTGTAATAGACAAGGTTCGACGCCTAGCTGTTTTGCCAAAAAGATCAGTGCATTTAGATCCTTCGGGAAACAAGACCCACCAAAGCCATGGAAGCCGTCGGGGCCGGGGGCGGAAAAATGGGTTTTTCCTATACGCGTATCGTATAAACCATACTCTACGACTTTATCATAATCAATATCTAATTGATCACAGATCTGTTTTATTTCATTTGAAAAGCTTACCTTGGTGGCCAAAAAAGTATTCAAAAAATACTTAACCATCTCGGCGGTGTTGGAGCCGGTTTTAATAATCGGAACATCAGGGAAAGCTTTACGAAAAATATTCTTAATAATTGTGGAAGCTGGACGGGGGCCACCGACCACGATTCTAGTCGGATTTCTGAAGTCTTCAATAAAATTGGCCTCAGTTAAAAATTCAGGACTGAATATAATCTTAAGATCTTTGCACTCTTGATTCAGCCTTCGCGTTGTGCCCGGAGGGACAGTTGATTTGATCACAGCTATATGGTTTCTGCTGTGTTCGTCCACTTCTCTTATAACCGATTCTACGATGTCCAAGTTGCACGAGCCGTCTGGTTGCATTGGAGTTGGAACACAAACAAAAATTATTTTTGCACTCTTACAAAGTTCGGCCACCGATTGACAAGTAGAGTCCTTATATTTGTCATATGTGCTCACTTCATAGAATGATGACATACCCCTCGCGAGGGCGGTGCCGACGAATCCTGCGCCTATGACGCCCAGTCTTTTATAGTTCATTGCGGAGGGCCTCAAAGCACGAGCGGATGCCTTCTTCGATAGAATGCCGAGGGGTCCAGCCCGTATGGCGGTTGTATTTTTCTATAGAAGCCTTGGTTTCTAAAACATCTCGCGGACGGTCAGCGACATAATCAAACTGAACTTCTGGAAAGAATTCAAGTGCAACGTCCTTAATCTGGTTAAGAGAAATATTATCTCCTGTCCCAATGTCAAACCATTCGCCGGTGAAATTTCCAGTAAAATTCATTGCATGTATATTTGCCGACACCACGTCTTCAACATGAGCCATATCTCTTCTTTGTTCCCCGTCCCCCGTAATAAAGGGATTCTTGCCTTGCCTAATAAACTCCATAAAGTTGGCTACGGCAGTTGCATACGGGCCGTCGGCTTTCTGGCAGGGGGAATAAACATTGAAATAACGTAAGCAAACCGTGTCCACTTCCTTTTCGTATATCTTTGACCATGTGCTGCAAAGGGCTTCTGGCATCAACTTAGACGCACCATATGGGTTTTCTGGGCCGCGGCCATTGCCCACAACTGAGGATGAGCTTGAGTAAATTACTCTTTTGGCGCCGACATATCTGGCAAATTCCAGAATATATAAACTACTAAGAACATTGTTTTCGATTACCTCAACTGGGTTTTCAATACTGTAGACCACTCTGGGGATTGCGGCGAGATGAAAAATGTATTCGGGCTGGAAGTTGGCCCAATGTCGGTGAAACTTTCCATCTAGGTGCGGTTTCAGGGTGTCAAGTATATTGTGCCCTTCCTTTATATCAATCCCCATAACTTCGTGGCCTTGCTCTTGCAGCCTTTTATATAATATAGAGCCTATATAGCCCTTGTGACCTGTAACTAAACATCTAGCCATTTGTTATCTCCACCTGTTTAAGGATCCATTTGTAAGTTTTTTTCATGCCTTCTAATAGCGGTTCTGTGGGCGCCCAACCAACCTTCTCTTCAAAGAGTGTATTATCGGAGTTGCGGCCGCGAACACCGAGAGGACATCGGAAGCCATACTTCTTTTTGAAATCTTCGCCATCAATATTGTATATTGTAATGTCTTTTTCAGAAATCTTGATGGCCATTTTAGCGAAATCATTAATTGCTATCATTTCTTCCGACCCAATGTTTACAGGCTCGGCAAAATCAGAGTCCATTAGACGACGGGTAGCCTCTATACATTCATCGATGTAAAGAAATGATCTGGTTTGGCTCCCGGGCCCCCAAACTTCCACCTGTTCGCCGGGGGGGGCCATGGCTGCTTTCCTACAAAATGCAGCGGGTGCCTTCTCGCGGCCGCCATCCCAAGTTCCCTCTGGTCCAAAAATGTTGTGATAGCGTGCTATTCGGACAGTAAGGCCGTAATTTCTAGCAAAAGCCAGCCACATTCTCTCACTAAACAGCTTTTCCCAGCCATATTCGCTGTCTGGGGCCGCAGGATAGGCCGAATCTTCCGTGCAATTTGGATTATTTGGGTCAGTTTGGTTATGTTCTGGGTACATACACGCCGATGAGGAGTAAAATATTCTCTTTATTTCCTTTTTGACACACTGTTCGGCGATATTTAAGTTGATCAGCGCTGAATTATGCATGATATCTGCGTCGTTTTCGCCGGTAAAAACGAAGCCTGCGCCGCCCATATCGGCCGCAAATTGGTAAATTTCGTCGATATCGGTCGTTACAACCCTATCACAGACCCTCGGATCACGCAAATCTCCTACAATAAACTCGTCAGCTACCTCATGGGCATCAAAAAACTCATGTTCTTTCAAATCTACCCCTCTAACCCAGTGCCTTTCAAGCTTGAGCCTTTTCATCATTGCTCCGCCGATAAAGCCGCCGGCA